TTACGATGGCAAGAATATCTTTTTCGATACCAATGCGTTTATCGTTAGCCGCCTTTTCTTCTTTCTTGGCGGCAAGCCAAGATAGCGTCAAAGTCTCTAGTTGTTCGTCTGTTGTCATTTGCATGTTTCCTCTGCTCACAAACGCAGATAATCACGATTATGCGGCTAAGGCAATATGATTTTTTATTTTTATTTCGCTTGAAATCATATTCGATGCGTGTAGGTTCCAAGGTCGTCAAAAAAGGAGCAATATACATGGCATCTATCAAAGGGCGGTGCGAACCTGCCTATAACATCGTGGTAAGGCTTGGCGGGGTTACTCGTACAGCCGAGCTGTTAGGAATCACACAATCAGCCGTTAGCCGCTGGCTAATCCCAGCAACAAGCAATGGCACAGAAGGCCGCATACCCCAGCGCTATTGGGATGATATGTTAAAATTTGCCCTAAAACATAACATAAGAATCGACCTCTACGATCTTTCCGGCCACCCCCGCCAACATTGAGATCATTATGCTTAACTCAGAGTTTCTTAGCGCCGCTTATGGGCGGTTGCGGGACACCTATGGCTGGACGACTAGTTTTGCATCTGATCCTAATCAGAGCGAGCCTACCGTCTGGTCTGGCAACCCGTACATGGATACGCCCGCGCACCGATCCTTAATTGATCGGCGGATTGGCGACAACAATTTCTTTTGCGTTTCCGTTATGGAGGCACCGGACAAGAAAAAGCGGTCCAAAGACTTCTTTTGCCGCATGGCCGTTCTGCTAGCAGATGACGCTAGCCCAGATGACCTGTTTGGAACGCCATCGTATATCTTTGAAACCTCACCTGGAAATTACCAGATTGGGATATTTCTAGATCGCGACGATCCAGACACCGCCAATAGGCCGCTGCTAGATGCGGTCTTGCAGGTTATGGCCGCTAGTAAGCTTATCAATGCCGACTCTAGCGGTAATAACGTAGTGCGCTACGGTCGATTGCCCGTAGGCTACAACACCAAACAGCGCGAAAGCGGATCATTCCAAACCAAAATTATCTATTACAAAACAAACGCCACATATAACCTAGCGGATGCGGTCGCCACGTTTGGGCTTGACCTAGAAGAAATCCGCCAAAACATAAACACTGCCCCCACAAAAACACAAAACCTAAACAATTCAACAGGCACAGCAGTTGACCTGTACAGAAACCTAATCAATCCAAACCTAGAAGAACGATCCTACCACGACCCGCTCATGAAGCTTTCGGCGGCAATGGTTGCGGCAGGTATGGCACCTGGTGCGGTAGTGAATAACCTTCGCTCGCTTATGCTGGCAATTCAACCCGAATCAACGGGTGAAGAATTTGCCCGCTGGGAATCTCGCTACGGCTCCGAATTATCGCGCATGGTATCATCAGCCGAAAAATACGCTCCTGCCCGTCAGGAAGCGTTGCAGGGCGACGTATTCGTATCTGAAGAACAGTTAGAGGAGATGACAAAGAATGTTCGCTGGCTAGTTAAGGGCCTTGTGCCCGAGGATAGCATGGGGATGATCTTTGGTGCGTCAGGGACGTACAAATCCTTTATCGCGATTGATATGGCCCTGCATATCGCGCACGGCATGGATTGGGCAGGTCTTAGGACCAAGCAAGGCCCGGTTGCCTATATCGCAGCAGAAGGTGGGGCAGGGATATCTAGGCGTTTGAAAGCCTGGCGCAATCAGTTTGGGCTAATCGAAACAAACAACCTGCATATTTGCATCACGCCCTTTCTTTTAACGGCGCAAGATGAAATGGCGCATTTGAAAGCGGCCATTGCCAAGTTCCCCCAACGGCCTAGCGTGGTGATCATCGACACCCTGTCCCAGACATTCAGCGGAGATGAGAACTCATCTAGTGATATTGGGACGTATCTCAGAATGATCAACAGCGAGATCAGGGCGGCGTTTAATTGCACGGTTATCGTCATTCACCATACAGGCCATAGTGCGGCAGAGCGTCCTCGTGGTTCATCCGCCATTACCGCTAACTTGGACTTTATCTTAGGCGTGTTTAAGCCCGATCCAGAGGCGTCGCGGGCCAAGGTGGGCGTCCATAAGATGAAGGACGGCGACAAGGTAGACGACCTGTTTTTCAATATGACCCGGCTTGTGTTGGGCGAGGATAGCGACGGGGACGAAATATCGTCATTGGTCGCGGCGCATGATGAGGCTGGCGGCGGGCCTAAGTCGTTCAAGGCCAGCAAATATGATTCGATGATTCTTAAAATGATGCCTGACAAGCGCCAGGTTACGGAAAAAGATATTCGGGACGAGGCTGGCAAGGGGTCAAACGAAACCGACCGGACAATTTACCAAGGGGTAAAACGTTCCCTTGATAAGTTGCACCGGGCCGGAATGATTCGTAGCTTTGGGATAGGAGTATGGGGGCGGGTTGATTAACCCGCCTTCGTGGCCCTGCCTTGGTTGACTTTCCACATAACGCCCCGGTTAAGCGATAGATTTTTACGCTTGTAATCAGCCGGGGTCAGGTCGCTATAGCAAAGTTTTTTGTGGTGAGCGCAATAAGCCGACCCTTCGATTTTTGTGTCACCGCACATGATGGCCTGATCCATATCACCAGAGGGAAGGCTATCCGCAATGTATCTACAGCCATTTGGTCTGATCCTTATTAAGGTGGCCGAGTGCTGGCCGCGTGGTTCTGAACTAACAAACAATGCAACAACCTCCTGTTTAGAGATAGGCTTGGGCTTGATAGCTTGGGCCTTTGGTGCTTTCCACAACTTAACCTTTGGCTTCACAAAGGCGGGCTTATAAACCCTGTTTATTGTATTGATAGCGCCTTGCTTTTTCATCCGATGAAGTTTGCCGCAAATCATGTTGCGGGTGGGCGCACCGATGAGTTTTGATATTTCAAGGGCGCTGTGGCCCTCTTGGTACAACCTGACCATTTGGTCAGTTCGCTCTTGCGTCCAAAAATCGTCTGTCATACCGTCTCCAATGGCTTGCTATTGCCGCCGCGCTTGTTCTTACGCTTAGCGACCAAGGCGGCATAATATGCGCTATCGCCCCGGCTTTTCGTTGCGCCTTTGGTAGCGCCGCCTTTGGCCCCTATGGCCGCGAAGTGTTCCGGTGTGCCTGGTAGGTCAGTCATTTTAGATGCTCCCCTGCTTCGATGGCGTTGGCGGCAGTATCTATAAACCAATACCGCAGCCGAGCCACGATCTTGGCTCGTTCGTCGGCTGCAACGGATGCGGCGTCTATTTTTAACTGTAAATTTTCTGCGGATAATTCCTCAATCCGTTGCTGCATATATTCGACGGTTTGGAATGATACGTTTTCGTTTATCACTTCAGGTACTCCAATTCGCGGATAGCCCATTGGAGACCTTGGATTTCAACGCTCATGTCGTGAAGCCCGTAAGCGTCCTTGGACGATAAGAAAACCTCGGACATGCCCCAACAAATTGTTTCGCGGTCGCGCAGGAATTGGATACGGTCTTGTGTGGTTTGATCAATCATCAGAAATTACTCCCCTCTTTATCCGTGGCCGCGACGCGTGGCGCTGCATCGCCTGATCTTCCGCCCCTTACGCCGCCATCCTCCAGGTATGGCTTGCCCGTGGCGATAGCCCATAGGCGGCGCGTTTCGCGGTATAGGTCTTGCTTGGCTTCTTCTTCGCGTGTCATTTTTTCCACCGTCCGATTAAAATGCCTACGCCGATCCCATTTGCAAAAGCACAAAAATAAAGAATTATATTTTCAAGATTGTTCATTGATTCCTCGGTTTGCAGGCGGCGCAATCGTAAGGCTGGCCGCGATTGTCTGTCTTTGTTGGGTGGCCGGGCGGTAGCCTAGCGCCGCATCGGCATACTAGTTTGACCATATCAACGCAACCGATAAAAATATTGATGTTAATGCGGCAATCCAGGACAGAACTAATTTAGTTTTGTACCTAGATTTGTACGCGACCTCGTAAGCTTGAAGTCCTAGGCCATTGCTAGCGCCGCGCCTCAGCATGGTTTGGTGGGTCTCGCCTGGCATGTTCGGGGTCTCGATCAATTTATTTGCTCCTTAGCTGGCGGTTCGTATTGAACGGTCTTGACCGCATTAACGGCGCTAACCGCAATATCGTGAATGTCGGTATCGTCCGTGATTTCTTGGATGGTTGCTAAGGCTTTCATAAGTAGGCCAATCTTGGCGTCATTGAGCGCCGTCATAATCAAGCCTTCCATCGCCAAGGCGTAAAGCTGGCGTTCGTAGCCTTCGATCATTTCCTCTAGTTCCGTAACAATTTCTTGTATTTCTTCTTTTACATCGTCGGTCATTTCACGTGTCCCCATGTTTCGCCTAGATAGGCTTGTCTGATTGTTTTATGGCCGACGCCATAGCGTCTGGCAAAGGCGTTGAAGCCCTTTGAATGGCTATCTGGTACATATGAGGCCCGGATATGTCGAACCTGGTCCTCGGTCAATTTGGCGTGGGCGTGATCGTCCCCGCGCTTGCGGCTTGCGGTCTGTTTATAATCACGTGGTGGCTTGTCATGCATAGCGCCAACCCTCGATAAATAGCCATACCATCGACAAGGCCAAGCCCGCGCCAATGCCTAGGCCGACCCCGATCTGGGCCGCGATAAGCAAGCCTTGGACAAATGGCATAGGCTTTGGGCATGGCGAGCAAATAGGAATGATTTTAGGTTTATGCATTACCAGGATTCCTGTCTGATATGACGATCAGTTTCCGCAATATCTTGGGCGCAAAGATCGCAATGGCTTAGGTCGTCCAGTAAGGCGCGTTCTGGAAACGGTGCCTCGCATTCTTCACAATGATAAAGGTCCTCATCATTGTAAAATTTACCGTCAATCTCGGTTATTAGGTGTTTCCAGTTATCGTCAGCGTTCAATTCCGCGTATTCCTCTGGGTCTAGCGGCTGAGCGTCTGGATATGTATCAAAGCTCATTGTTCTGTCCTTTCGTGGCTATCTCGGCGGCTAGGGCGGTATAGCCAAGCTTGTCAGCGTAGCTATCCAGATGCTCCGGGGTCTTGACTAGGCGGCAGGTCTTAAGCCAATCGAGGCATAAGGCGACCTGGGCCGCGCTGATATGGTATTGGCTGCCTAGGATGATCTGCCAGCCTTGGGCAATGTGCGTAAAATTCAATTCAGCGTCCCCGTAATCATTGGCCCTTGGGCCGTTAATTAGAAGCTTGGCATGGTCAAGGATTGCGTCGCGATTCATGCCTTTCCCGCCTTGATCTGGTTGCGCCAAAAGTCGCGTTGGCCGCGAAGCAATTGGCCAACAGGGCTTGATGAATCGAATAAGCGGATTGTACGCGTAAGATTGTCAAATTCAGCGCGGGCAATGCCGGGGCCGCAACGGCGCAACATTTCACGCCCTTCGCTAATGCCCATTAGATAATCAGATGTATATAAAGTCATTGTGGTTGCCTTTCGAGTTGGTGGTTAGAACAATAGCCAAGGGGCTATAAGGATGACGGCCCAAACAACGGTCCAAAACGTGAATAGGATAGCGTCCTTGATGGTTGCGGCGCTCATGCTATTGCCCCTTAGCCTTAGCAATAGCGGCAACAAGGGCCGCAAGGGCGGGAAACTCTGACAGCGCAAGCTCTGTCTTGACGCAATCGGCAAAGCTATCGGCCATAGCTTGCGCCGCGTTTAACAAGTCGGGAGCGGCGACGATTAGGCGGGCGTTGGCTTCCGCCTCTATCAAACTAATGCCATTCATACCGCCACAATGTGCGCGGGCAACATTGCGCTTGCCAGCCATTATCTCGGTTTCGTTTCCAGCGTTTAAGCGCCATTCGCCTGAAGTATATGCGGTCATGTGATTGTGTCCTGTGTTTGTGGTTATTGATTGATAAGGGTAGCGGCAATGGTGCGCGCCATTTCATAGGATGGGCAAACGCGCACAAGCTTAACGCCCTGATAAACGTAATAATCGAAGCCGTAACGCTCTTGGACTTTTTCGATAGTGATCATGGTGTGTGTCCTTGTGTGAGTGGTTGCGTTGCTGTTGTCCCCATTAGTAGGGAGCGCTTGCGTTGGTGTCAATCAAATAATGTAAGATTTTTTCAATGGCAAGAAATATGAGAGAGTTGTCATGTTTTTAGGAGGGATTAGTAGCATTTCGCGCACAAAAACGGCCGCAAAAACCATCATGATTTGCTTCACAACCTCTGATGAAAGTGAAGCACGCCTTGCACGCTATGGCTGGGCTATCTGATCCTACCGATCCTAAATGTAGCATTTTGTAGCAGGTTTTGAAGCATTTCCATGATTGCTTCACTTCCCTCAGGGGGTACTTGTACCCCTGAGTGAAGCACACGGCGGCTTGTTTTGAGGTATGAAAAAGCCCCAGGTTTGACGCTGGGGCTGGGGGATTATGCCGGGGTGATCCAGAAACGTATAAAGTCTCCCTCGCGCCTCTGTATCATTTTAAGCCCTCGGCTATTGGCTATCTTGTTTAGGTGCGCCCAGCCTCCTCGGCTATTAGGCTTTCTCATGGGCAACAATAAGCTTTCGCCCTCCTTTAGCGATAGCAAGGCTTTAGTTTCAGGGTTCTGTCTGCGGCCTACCCCGATAGGAGGCATGGCGTGTCCGGTTTGTATTTCCATTATATAGGTTCCCTATGGTGCACCATTGCACATTTATAGACATACAGGAAAACATTAGACACACAATAGACCTAAGCCACTCACCCCCCAGCATACCCATGCGCCCATAAAACATGGGGGCCGCGATGTATCATGGCTACCCGCCTGCCCCTATCGCCGAGGCCTCACGTTGACGCGTGACGGGCGAGAGCGTGGCCATTGGCATATGGGCATAGCATGAGGCGCGAAGCCGTGGCGCGTGACCATGCGACCAGGTGCCTGTTATGTTATAACGTAACACCCCACCCGGCATCGAACCCGGTGGGGGGGGGTCGTGTATGTACATAGGTCACCCGTACAAATGGGACGCAAAAAACGGTTCTTGCTTTTCCGTAATAAATATATATATACGCACCTGTGTGGTGGTCTCCTCAACTAGGGGTCGGGCGTCGAGTTGATCTCCGTCCGGCCCCGCTTTTGTTGACATAGACGATGCCAAGCCTTATTCTTGCAAAATCATCAGAAAGGGCCACCATGCC